GAGATGAGATGAGCTCTTGCTAACTGGATAGCCTTGTTTTTTAAGCTCGTTTTGGTGCTCTAAAGTTCTAAAACCCGAAGAAATGACGAAAGAAATCCCAGCTGCATCTCTTGCTCTATCTAATAGATTCAAAAATGTTTTATCCATGACATAGCCTGTACCAGGTAAGTCTGGAGAGTCAAACTCCTCTAGCTTAAAGTGTAGCATCCGACTAGTGATATTAAAATACAGAGTAAATCGTGCCCGTCTACAGTATCATACTTTCTGAGCTTAAAACGTATGTTAGCTAGATTGAGAGATATGATTAATATGTACGGTATGTAGCTCATTTGCGATTTCTCCTCTCAGTTATAATCCTCTCTACGTTTACCCATATAAGTGTACAGCCTCCCACTATAGCAATAAGATAGTTAATGTCTGCTATCCATACAGCAGCACCCCATCCAGCCCATAGGAAGTTAAGCCCCCAGCAATTAGAATCTATCATGGCTTACTATGATTAGCTCCTCCCGTTTCTAATAGTGCCTTTTCCATCTCTATCATGAGAGCTGTTAATCTTTCTAGTTCTGCTTTTGTCATACTGCTGCTATAGTTATATCCGCTCCATATATCACTGTAATGTTAGAAGCTGGGAGTAGTTTAATTACACAATTTGCCGTGCTGGAGCTCGTGATATCTGTAATATCTATCAAGCTATTGAAGTCTCCTGTATCGTTAGAAGTGGAAGCTCCTGTAGTTTGGTTGAAGCTCCTAACGTTTACAGCTAGAGCTGTAGAAGCTGAAGCATACACTTTAACGTGGGTAGCTTTGTAGCCTGTAGGAATAGGGATAAACGCATAGAGCTCTGCTGAGGAAGCTGGACACCGCACCCCTAGTACATCAGTAGTATCATCCTCCACAGGCAAAGGAGCTCTGGTGTAATCATCGTTCATAAAGAACTCTGTAGGCATAACTTTTAAGAGAGTAGTAGATCCAAACCATCCATCAGCTCCTCCTCCTCCAGCTGCACCCCAGGAGAGCACCCCTGAGCCGTTAGTCTTTAAGAACTCTCCACTAGCTCCATCTGCTAGAGAAGTCAAAGCTCCTAGAGTGTTAATAGTTATTATCTCAGTACCAGCTCCAGCTTTAGAAGTGGGAAGTATTATATCTATAGGAGCACTCCCTGTACTCGTAGTTAGTTGAGTTATTCCATAAGTATCTGTATCTACAAAGCCTAGTTTTGTAGTGTTATCATTTATTATATGATCTATAGCTGGTCCTTTAGTAGTTGGCAAAGGTCCAGGAGGAGGATTGAAGAGATCTCCTTTGCTATTATCTTGCTCTACAGTTACTCCTGTGATATTACGAGTGAGAAACATACACTCTAAATCGTACTCACACCGATTGGCTATAAACTTGAGCCCTGTTACCTGAAAATAATTATCTGAGTAGTCTGAGTTAGTGAGTATAGTATAGGGGTGTATATATGTACGCCCAACCTGGTAGAGTGTACCTCTCTCCATCCTACTATGTAACCTATTAGCTGCTAGTCTTTCCTTTACTCCTAGTCCGTTAATAGAGAGGGAAGCTGTAGAGCTCTGTAGGTTTGTCCACTCCGTACTGTCTACATAATCTGTCCCGTTATTAATTTTAATAGTGCCTAGGTCTAAATCTGACGTAACATCTCCTAACAATGTAGTTCCTTGATTAAACACAAAACGAGCTGTATCTGGATTAGTAGCAGTGATATCTACAGAGCTATACTCTTGAGCTTGTCCCGCGCTATATTTACTTATCCTTAAATTATCAATCCTATAGTCAATACTTCCGTAATCATTTGTAGCAGTTACAACATCTGTATCCTCCGAGCCTTCCCAGTCTACACCAGTAAGAGCTGCCGATATTTGCAGTCCTGTAGCATCTGCTGGGAGCTCAGGAGTTACGAATTGAAATGGTATTACAATCGGTGGTTTCCCTAAGTTTAGCTCTGAAAAAGTATAGGGATCTATTTGCATGATATCCCTTGTTCCTGTTGACTTATCAAAATTAAACCCTAAGACCGTATATGTAGAGGAGCTACTATCCCAGGAAACGCTATCTTCAAATGAGAAGTGAGCTGCTGTAACATGGTCCCAGGGTTCGAGGGGGTTCACTTCAGGATAGTGCGGTGGAGGCATATAATTCCACATCCAAAATGGAGAGGGTAAATTGTTGTCAAATTCGTAGTTACGCTTTAAGTAATTAACAGTACCTCCAGCATCTCCTACTTTTATTGTAAGGTCTAGCTTTAATCTAGCGATTCTATCAAGATCTGGAGATATATATCCAAAACTCCCAGCAGCATATACTAGGGTACCTGTAATAATAAACCGCTCATCTTCTGTATATTCGATATCCTCATCTGACAGCACATCTGAAGCATCTATCTGAGCTTGAGTGTAACTGGAATCGTGAATAATTGAGTGAGTGCCTTGATAGTTCCTAGTTCTAATTACTTGCTTAAACGAGGGAGCAGAACTCCTCTCAAATCCATTGAGCTTCTCGTACTGTGTAGAGTTAGAGCCAAACAAAGCACTAATAGTAGTATTAGCTACTGTATTGTATGTAACCGTTCCATCTCCTAGCATGTGATTAGCTACATCTATTCCGTTAGAGGCGTGAGATTGAATAGCTCCCAAAGGAACCCACCATATAGAGCCTTGAGCCATAAAGATACTAACGTTGAATGTGATAGCTAAACTCTCTAGCACTTCATAGCATGAGAAGTATTGTTTTATCCCTTCGTTATCTTTATTATAGAAAGAATCGTGCGAAATCTTAGCGTTCTCTAGCTGCTTATTTTGAGCTCCATCAATATCATCTTTATACTCCTTACCTATAAAGTCCTCAAAGAATCTCAGCTCTATGTCTGAAGCTCCCCAGATGCTAGATATGTGCATCTTTTGGATGAGGTTGTGGAGGTGTTCTAATATAGTAGCTGTTCCTGTGTACGCTGCTCCATCGTTATTATAGTCTATCCCTTTGAGATTAGCTAATCCATCTACAGCTGTAAGAGTTACAGGAGCGAAAGGATAATCATCTGGAATTACTGTTTGTTCAGGGAGTATCTCTCCACTCCACCACAGCTCGTTAGAGCTGTCAGGATCTCTATATATCTCTATCCTAAAGGTACCCTCCTCGAAGCCGTCTAAATAGCCATAAAGAGCATCAAAGTACGTGCTATCTACTTTGGGGTGATAGAGTGTTATCTGTACTCTACTCCCTACTATAGGTTTGCATCTATCGTACTCATCAAAATCATAGGAGAGGATAAATCCATCAGGTCCGAGATTAAAAGCGTAGTTTGTATCTAAACCAGCTGAATCTGCTACTAGATCAACTTTCCAGTCTGTATCATTTAGATCTGTAAACTCCGAGGTTGCGTATATATAAGCCATTAGAATCTGTTTCTATCCCTAGAAGCTCTAGAGTTACTTATTACTATATCATCTCCTGAGATACGCCCGTACACCTGAACCGCGTTACCTCCCATCATCTTTTTTAGTTTCGATAAAGGAGCTACCACTTCAGGATCAATATGTGCGTTTCTATTATCTCCGACAATGGCACGAGTAGGTCCGTAAATTAGCCCTCCCTCTGCCAGAGGAACTCCAGCGTTTTCTGCTCCTTTAGCTATTATACCTTTTAATCCAGCTCCTAGAGCTACGAGAGCTATTCCAGCTGCTAGAGCTAAAATAGGATTGAGGCTCTTTAAACTCTCTTTTATAGCCTCTATAGTAAAGCCTATCCCTATAGCTATTCCACCTAAATTGATAGCTAAATCTGCAAAGGTTCCTAGTAGCATAGTACCGAGCCCTTTTACTGGTTCTTTAGCAGATATAGCTGCTCCTATCATAGCAGTTGTACCCTCCACCATAGACCTAGCTGCTGAAGAGATAGCCTCGTTTATGCTATCCGTTAGCTCCCAGCCCTTCCTTATTATCTCATCAAAATCCTTAACTATTGTATCTGCTACTGTACTCGTGCTAGTTTGTAGAGATTTCATCCCCGCTCCCCATTGCATAGCTAACCGGGGAGCTTTAGAAGCGAGCATCTCCATAGCTGCTCCCATCCTTTCTAAAGGCACTACGGGATCTCCTTTTGAACCAGGAGAGCTAACGTCTTGAGCTTTTGAAGCATATTTCTCTAAGAGGTCTATTTTCTTTTGTTCAAAATCCTCCAGTGCTTTAAGTTGAGTAGCTTCGTTTGCAATCGACAGCTCTAGGAGCTTTCTCCTCGACGAAATAAATTGCTCACTCTGGCCCTCGTCTATAGCTTTCTGAAGTTTTATCCTGTTTGCTCCGATTAACTCCTCTGCGTGTAGTAGATTAGCCATAAGATCCGCGCCCTCCTCCGCAAGAGCTTTCTCCAGATAGTTTTTTCTGAGAGATGATGTATATGCATCCAGATTTTTAACTAGATCATTATAAGTTGTATTTTCTGCACTGAGATTTGAGAAGTGTGTAGAGTCTATCTCCTGGAGTCTTTTTAATATCCGCTCCCTATCCTCTAGAGAATTCTTTTCATCCTTATACTGACCTACAAGATACCTTACCTCTGTACTTTGCTCTCTAGTAGCTTTCTCTGCTTTCTGTACTGAGCTCAGAGCGTTATGGTTAGCTGTTTGTAGAGCTACCATCCCAGTGGTTAGAGTTGTTATAGCTAAGACAGCCCAGCCTAGAGGACCAGCCATAACTCCTAGAGCTCCTGACACAGCCCCAAATCCAGCTACTAAACTAGGTATAACCATAAGTAGCGGACCCATAGCAGCTACTAAGCCTCCCACTATTAAAATAGTTTTTTTAGTGCTATCAGATAAACTCGTAAATCTCTGAGCTAAATCCACTACGTAATCTAATAAGCTACTAATTATAGGGAGTAGATCCTCAGCTAGAGCTGCTCCAGCTAGTTTCAAGTTATCGAGAGCTGTACTGAATTTACCTGAAGCCGTTTGAGAGAGTCTCTCCATAGCTCCGTTAGCCATACCTCCCTCCTCAGATAAGCTCTTTAAGTAATCGTTGAATTGCTTAACGGATACTCTTCCAGCTCCGAGCTCTGAGGGGAGCAATCCAGTAGCATCTGCTAAACCTTTGAATACTGGGATGCCTCTCTCCGCTAGTTGGTTTAGTGCTTTGAGCTCTACTTTGCCTTTGGCATTAACTTTAGCGAAGATAGAAGCTATCTCGTTTATTGGCGATCCTGTAGTAGCTGCGATATCTCCTAAGAACTGGAGCTGTTCGTTTACTTCTCCTATTCCTGTACCTGAAGCTATAAGCTGACGAGCTGAAGTAGCAACGGCATCTATTTGAAAAGGAGTTTTTGCAGTGAACTCGTTTAACTGCTTCATCATAGCAGCAGCCTCGTCTACTCCTCCAGTGAGAGAGATAAAACTTGTTTCAAGAGTCTCTAAATCTGCTGCACTCTTAACAGCCATAGCACCCACAGCTAAAAGAGGAAGCGTTAAGGTTTTTGTCATGGAAGCTCCTAACTTTTTGAAGTTAGAACCAAACCTTTTCATCTTACGCTGAACCCCTCCGAGCTTCTTATTAAGATCCTTCGTATTAGCTCCTATATGTACTACTAAATCTCCGAGCTTTGCCATCTCACTTATTTTCGGCTAGAGCTTTGAACATATCCCAGCCTCTGTTATCATCCTCTATCTTCTCCTGAGCTTTCTCCCAGGGGAACACAGTTAAATCTTTAGGAGTAATCTTACTCCCTTTCTTTGTGTGTACGTTTAGAAGTAGAGCACTTTGCCACCTGGTACGCTCCCAGTTAGAACGCTCCCTTAGCTCCTCGCTTTCTTTCTTTCCACGCACTGCATTACCAAACTCCTTAAAAGTAAGTGAGTATAGAGACTTAGGACTGAGCCCCAATAAACCCAGCCCTAACTCCTCTATTCTATCCCAACTGAGGGGATCGCCTCCACCTTCTTTTTTTTTACACCGTCCGTAGTACTTCCCATCGCTTCCTCCATGACTGCTATTAACTGTGGTAAGTCTTGTACCGTAATTAATCCCAGCCACTCCTCAACCTCCATACTAAACTCCATCCCTTGAGCTAAACACCCATCTACTACAAAGTAGTAAACGAGCTCAGGTATTAGAGTGATATCAGTAGCATCTACCTCAACCACTTTAACCCCTGTTTCTTTCTCAAACTTCCTCCAGGCTCTCATAGTAGCCTTTACTGGATAGCTTTTATTATCGAGTGTGATATTCATTATGAGATAGCTGCGTATGTTACGGTACCTACAGTTTCTAACGTCACGCTGTATGTCGCTTGATCTTCCACACCTCCAGAAAGGTCGCAGCTAGTAACATAGGCATCAAAAGTAAATGCGTGATCTCCAGTATTCTCAGTTGTAGCTGTTCCTATCATCTGAGTAAACTTAGCGTTAAGCAAAGTTCCCGCTAGTTGCCATCCAATAATATCAGTATATCCAGAGCTTGCATCTGCCTCCTCAAAATATGCTGTGAAGCTAACAGTTACTGCTACCCTTCCAGGCATCACAGCTTTATAACCTCCATCCTCTTTTACAGATGTATCCTTCATCTCAGTAGATACCGAGATAGAGCAATCCGTTACGTTGTCCACCATGACAGGGGTGCCCCCGTCCTCATCGAGCATAATCCGTAGATTGCTCCCATTAATTAAACCAGTTGTTTGTGCCATTACTTTTTAGCTTTTTTTTTGCGCTTATCCCCTCCGACTAGTGCAGTTATTATAATATCAATCCATCCAAAAATTTTAACCGCTGGATTGTCTGACGGTACTAGAGAGAAGATAGCTCTAGCTGCTATTAATAAGGCAAACAAAATCGATTGCCAATGATCTACAAAAATATCCATTCTATATTGTTTTTATGCGTATTGAGTAGTCTTGTATACTAGCCCAAAGTTTACGCGATTCGTTCACATCCATTTGCTCGTTAGTGTACTGGAGTCCGCTTATCTTAACTCCGTTGTATGTACCTACGGTCCTATCTAGAGCCTCCCTAACAGCCACTCCTAGATCTATTGCTTCATTGTAGGAATCGTGGAAGCAGTACACCTCTAAATTGGCTACGTCTACTCCTCCTGAATCCTCCTTTACATCACTGGGAGCGTTACTCAAAATAGAGTACACGATATAAGGCGCATCGATATTCGGAGGAGCTAACTCTGGAAAAACGTTAGTACTCACTTCTCCTGAAACGGTTGCATCGTTTATAAGGATGTTATATATAGCTTTCCCTACTATCATAACCCTCGTACATATTTAGCAAAGTTCTTTTTCAGTAAAATAGCTTGGAGCTTTTCACTCCTACTCTTTGTGGCTTTTATCCCTCTAGAAAATATCCCACTATTTTGTGTTTGATGCTTACCACCGAACCTCTTGCCGAAATCTCCTTTCTCTACTATGTGAGCGTACCAGCCATCGGCTCCTTTTTTAGTTTTTCTCCTCCCTATTGCGTTAGTTCGTGGACCTCCCATAACTGTGTTTTTATCTCTATCTGGTAACCATGTGCCGCCAGACCTCCTGAGATTTCCCCTCTTTTTGTTCTTACCTCGAAACATAGACTTTTCAAAGCTCCCATCTTTAACATTAGCTTTTATATAGTTGCCATATACAGCTCCTACTCTATGCCCGATATCTTGTAGCTTTTTAGAGTCTTTTTGGCTCCACTTTACTAGCTTATCTATTTTCTTATAAAGCTCATTTGCTCCCGATATCCTTACTGTTGCGCTCATGAGTTATCCCTTAGTTCTGTTATTACTCTGAGCTGGTCCAACCTTCCCACTTCCTGAACTCCTAGAATATCGTATATCTTGCTATCGTAGCTCACTCTATAAGAAGCCTCTAGAGCTCCTATAGATTTTGAGGAGCGTATAAGAAAAACAACATTTTGATATGATAACACTTGTTCTCCACTTACTCTCTCACTTGCTGATGGTTTGCGCTCTATAGCAGCCCACACCGTAGCATAGGTGCTCCAAGTAACCTCCCTCTCTCCATAGTCATTTGTAGAGGTTGTAGGTCGCTGGAGTGTTATCCTTCTATCTAGAGCTCCTATATTCATTTGAGAGATATAACTCTATAAGGATTAAGTATCGCCTCTATTCCAAGTGGAATCTTTGAGGAGCTTGTAACTATTACAGCTCTCCTATTTTCGTAGAAATGTGCAGATAACATCTTTATTGCGTGAACTACTGGAGGAGGAGCTGTATCTCCCAAAGTTCCAACTATAGCAACTGCATTGAATCTATCTGTTTCTGTACTAGGAGGATCTATAAAAGCTATGCGCCCTGGCTCCCTGTGAAAATCAGAATAGTATTTATCTGCTGAAAGAGTCTGAGAATCTCCAGCACTATCGAAATAAGTGATAGATGTTACTGTGGTTATACCCATAGGAACCTCCACGTTATGGAAGTAGTCTAGTCCTAGATTAAAAACAGAACTAGCAAAATGCCTACCTGTGTAGTCCTGAGCAGCTTG